TCACACTTTCGCGACTAAATCGTCCAATTTTCCGACTAATTCCGCCTGCATCGAAGGCAAAACATGACTGTACGTTCCGAGCGTCGTTTTGATATGTGCGTGGCCTAAACGCTCCTGAACAATCTTCGGACTGATTCCGATACTGATTAAATACGTCGCGTGAGTATGTCGCAAATTCTTCGGAGGGATTTTCGGGAGCTCAAGCTGCGCAATTAACCGAGTAAATGCCCGTCGATAGTTATTCGGATGTACCCACTTACCGTGCTTCTTACACACTACGAGATCATAGTCGATGTAGTCCTCGCCGAGAATTTCTTTTTCGCGCTGGACCATTTTCTTATGTTCGATTAAGTATTCGATAAAGAATTTCGGTAAATGGACGGTCCTGAAGCCCGCCGCAGTTTTGACCTCGGGAACTAATCCGTAATTACCTTCGTCGTCTATCTTAGCGAGAGTTTGTCGAATTGTTAAATAACCCTTTTCGAAGTCTATATCGGACCACCGCAATCCGAGAACCTCCCCCATTCGCATGCCTGTAATAACGGATAATACCATTCCGATAAAGTAACGAGTTAGTGACACGATACGGTTGCGAGCATCCAAAAACGCTTGTACATTCGACTCGTTCCATACTTTAGAAATGCGATTTTCGGGAGGAAGGTTTACATCGTCAAGGATGGCGAGGTCGAACGCTCCTTTTCGGGAAGCTTTCTTTAAGACTTCGGCGACAACACCGAAAGCTGTCCGGATGGTTGCCGGAGCAAGTTTCCGTTCATTGTGAAGTCGATTAATATAATGCTGCAAGACTTCCTCAGTGATGTCTTTAATTTTAAACGTTCCTAGATATGGAAGTATGTTGTAATCAAGCTGCTCGCGGTAATTGACGATTGTACTTGATCGAAGTCTAACCTTTTTTGATTCGAACCATTTTTCAGCAAAGTTACCGAATGAGCTTTTATCTGCCTTATATGAATTTTTCTCTTGTTCTACTTCAATTATTACTCGTTTTAATTCCTCTTTCGCTTCTTTTAAGCTATGAATTCCTTTTCTTTTCTTCTGTATCCTTTTTCCGGTTACAGGGTGGAATCCACCCGAATATACAAAATAATATTTTCCTGTCCTTTTATCCTTTTTAATAGACGTCAATCTCTCCACCTCGTCTAAGGTGAGAAGATAATAGTCTGTGACCTTCTTCCATTATATCATTATGATCTCTTGTTAGTGAGTTATACTTTCATCCTAATTAGTGTAGTTTATTAACTTTATCCATGATATTACAGTTGTAACTTTGTAAAGCTTGAAGAAACGCTTGAGCTTAAGTTTCACATTAGTTGCAAGGATTATATCCTGGATTGATCGAGAGGCGGTAAAGATAGTGGAAAGTTAGGTGATGCACTCTTCGGAACAAAGGAAAAAACGATCACCTAAAAACAAAAAAGCGCCCCATCCGACGGAGGACAGGGCTAGACGATCTATTCAGTTTTTCCGGAGCCTTTGACGTAGGTTAATAGATACGACAGTGCGATCAGTATGCCGCCTTGATATAACGGATGAATGATATCGGAAACAATCTCCATCATTCTAACCGGCTTCGGTGTTTCTCCGTCAGCAACGAATTGATTCGCGTTAAGATACAGGGTACCTTCGATGTTCGTCAATATACCGGCCACAATTACGATCCAGCCGAGAACAAATAATACCAGACTAAACTGACGTTCCATACTAACATTTCCTCCGTTTGACAGATACAGATTATGTATGCGAGCACCTACGAATTATACGCAGGCGTCCGCAAAAAGTTCCGCTTACTTAGTCGTTTCTTCGCGTTTCACGCCGAACTCGAAGAGCCTACGCCAAGATGTCGGCAATCTTTTTGCGATCACACAAAAAAGCGCCCCACCAGACGGAGGACGGGTCGGTTTAAGGAATTTAACGCGTTGACCTCAACATTATATGCTCTTCAATAATTTCTTTAGCCCAATATTCGGCAGTTATTTCCTGCTTTACAATCATTAATCACCTGGAGCATCACCCTCAAAGATCCCTAGAGATAGACAATGCAATAAATTTTCTTCTAAGACACACCATCTTTCTTGGTCTACTTTATTGTACTTCTTTAACAATAAACTCTTATGTATGCTAGCAGTTTGGCTAAGATCAACATATCTTTCAAACTTCTCGTTAGGAATATACGTATAGATTGGGTGCTCATCGTCTTTTAAAATTGAATACCAATCTTTATTTCTTTCTTGTTCTTTTATGGTGTTAATTGGGGCAACTAAAATATACTCAAATTCATCATTTTGGTTTATGTCATCTGATGAAATTACCACAACTCTTCTAGGTTTCAATGAAACTACTATTTGTTGAACTTGCGCTCTTAGCCTTCCATCTATTAATCGAGGACTAAAATCCCCGTCTTTATTTACTAATCTCCCCTTTTGAGGATTCGATTTTTCCGGAATAAAAAACGAAAGGGGTCTTTTTGAATCACTCGGAAACATGAATGCCGCTTCAAATTCAGTGCCCCTTTCTATATTTCCCCAGCTTTCTTTTGACCGAAAATCCGACAAAGCTAAATTACCTCCCATAAATATCTCGGTAAGTCAAACCTGAAATCCCTCGATCTTTTTTTGATTGTTCGTTTGTCTCTTTCCAATCATCCTTAGTCAAGTTCGCAAATTTATTTTTCGTTAATCTAGGTTTTTTTACTGACCTCCGCTTAGGCAATGTGTTAGAGAACATGTTCTCTTGCCTCCCTTTGTCTTCTCTTATCTTTTTGTTTCGTCTTTTTTCGTCGCTTCTCTCGTTTTCTCTTGTCTGATTTTTTCTTCTTTCGTCTTTGTTCATATTATGTCCTCCCTTACACTAACCTATTACATCAGTATAGGGAAAAGACCAGTTATTAAACCCTAAGGGTTTACCTAATTTTAACTATCGCACAAGGATAAATCAATACTTTTCCCCTTATTAATTTATTTCCTCCCCTCTTCCATTTCAAAACAGAGTAATTTATGTACTAACGACTATGGGCACCCCATTGACTAAATTAAAGGCGGTCGCTTATCGGCGCCCGCCAAAAGTTCCGCTATCTATTCGCCTTTTGTCCGCGCTTTCTTCGTCACGTCGTTATTTTTCCAGTACGCCCACAGCGAAGTAACGCCCATGAACGCGAGCGAAATAAATTGCTGCACGCCTTCCTCATCGACCGGAATCGGACTGTGCCCCGTCATTGTAAGCGTCTGGTTAACGAGTGCCAGCGCAAGTAGTACGAACCGGGCGACTGTACCCGCGCTAATATTTTCGATTGTCTTTACGTTCATAATATCGTCTCCCTTTTCGATTAGTTTACGGTATAGCCGGCTTTTTTCAACGCAGCAGCGAGTTTAGCTTTCGTATTAGGTCCGTAAATTCCGTCCTGGCTCAATCCATACATCGACTGGAACCGTTTGACCGCGTCCGCCGTTTTCGGACCGTAATAACCGTCGATTCCGTTATTCTTGGCGCCTTTGTCCGGGTAGAAGTAAACGGAAGCAAGCGCGGTCTGAACTTGCGTTACCTTCGTCCCTTTCGTCAGTGGGCTCGTTACTTTAAGGACTCCGCCCGGTAGCGTGAACGTCTTTTTAGATGATCCGGACGGTTTCGGAGCCGCAGCCGGCGAAGACGCCCCTTTAAGCTTCAGCACCTGACCAACGGAAATTTTATTCGGGTCCTTGATGTTGTTCCAGCTCTGAAGGTTCGCCACGCTTACTCCGTTCGCTTTAGCAATAGCGGAAAGCGTGTCGCCTTTCTTAACGGTGTAAGTTGCGCCGGATGGCTTAGACGCTGAACTAGACGACTTTCCTCCGAGCGCCTTCAATTCCGCAGCGATGGCCGCTTTCACCGCATCCCAACGTCCCTCATCGAGTACACGGTGCGGGCAGTATTTTCCGCTCCAATCCTGGTGTTTTTTAACGCGATCAACGCCCCAACCGCGCTCTTTTAAAAGCTGAGCGATGAATTTAATCGCAAGTTTTTCTGCCGCTTTATACTTAGCGCCGCCTGATTTCGAGTAGCAAACCTCGACACCGATAGATGAACGGTTGCCCGGTCCGTTCCTGTCTCCGCAATGCCATGCGTTACGGTTAGTTGGAATCCCCTGAACGACCTCTTTATCGTCTACCGCGAAGTGATACGATACTTCGTTGTTATTGCGGATCATGTACGCAATTTCATTCGCTGCTGAAGCGTCGTTTGCCGTATTGTGAAACGTAATGTACTTCGCATCCATTGAATACGGACACTTAACGGAATACTTACTTGACGCGACGAGGTTTTTCTTGACTGAAATCGCCATTTAATCGTCTCCCTTTTCGTTAATTTTGCGTATATAAAAAGCCCGCCGGACTCTCACCGAACGGGCTCATAAAAATAGCGCAATCCCCGAGATCGCCAACCCGACGACCGTGAGAATTACGCCCCATAACCATTTCGTATTTGCTTTCATGTCGGAGATATCCGCCCGACTTTCTTTCGCGAGTGCCAACGCCTCATCCGCCTTTTCATGCGCTCGATCTGCCGTATGTTTTACTTCGTTGAAATAGTCGACCTTCGTATCGATTCGTACAAGCCATTCGCGAATATCGGCAATCTTACCGTGCAATTCGTTGTTCGACGGTTCGCCCAATGACTACGCCTCCTGTTCGCTATTAGTTACGTTTTCGTCTTCGTTTGGTGGCGAATCAGGATCGTAAGGATCTCCGGTAATTTCCTCGTATTGTTCCGGCGTGATCCGTCCGGCAGCCACAACGTCATGCACTTGCTTTTTCGTCCAAAGACCGTCTTCATAGAACCCTTTAATATACGTGTACCAATCGATTGGCATTTACGAACCTCCTAACGCGATTAAGTAGTATAAATCCGCCACTTGTTTCCGGAGAACTTCCATTTCTGACGGTCCGGGATCAGGCGGTTGGAGACTATCGATATACTCTTGCGTGGCCGTTTCTCGCCACTCTGATTTGTCTTTATCGAATACAGGTTTATACATACCGGCACCGACGGGATTAACCGGAGGGATATCCGTGTAGCCTTTCGGAATATCCTCTCCGTCATTGATGATCTTATTTTCAGACGGCACATAATTCATTTCATTGTCGTATTTGTATATTTGTTTCATTCGATAAATCCTCCTCTACAGCGCTTTAAACGCGAAATCAAATTTAATATAGTTCGTGTTACTGGATACGCTTTCTACGATGACTTCCCCAGTAGATTTGTATGCAATCCGAGCAACCTGTGCCGATCCTGATGCTATTTGTATACAACCCATAGATCGTGGCGGCCGCATGTTTTCAGGGAGTGTAAAAACAGTCGTTCCAACAACGCCTCCTTTTGCTTCCCCTCGCACCCATACTGTTTTCGACGCATCAATTCCAAAAACTACATCTTCGCCACCGTTGTAGTGAGCCCACCCGTTCTGCATAGTCGCAACAACCCACGAAAAGTTAGATACGTACGTCTTGGCGTCGGCCAGTGCCTTATCCGCTTTTTCTTGCGCGCCATTCGTTGTTTCTTTAGCGTTCCAGGCAATGCGCTCATCAGCCGTGATATGCCGGGTAGTATCGTCGTCATGCGCATCAAATTCTTTTTTACTCGCCTGCTGTACGTCATCTACATTCGATAAGCCGATTTGCGCTTTTGTCACATCGTGCGGGTTACTCGTGTCATTGACGTGGCTATCAAACTCTGTTTTCGATGCTTGCTTGACGTTATCGACGTTGGACAGGCCGACTTGAGCTTTCGTTACCTTGTGCGGATTGTTCGTCTTGGCTGCGTGTGCATCCGTATAAGCGTTTGCGTTAGCTTCCGCTGCATCTGCCTTTTCCTGCGCTCCCTCTTTCGTCTCGATATTGTCCAACGTCTCAAATTTCTTTTGGAGCTCAGTGAGCATTAGTTCTGCTTCATCCGACATCTCTACGATGACAGCTTTAAGATCCTCGAAGTCTTCTATATAATACTCGGCCACTGGCACAATGTCCTGATCAACGAGCGCCCGATCGATTTCGAACGAAAATTTATGAACGCTCAGCTTCTGACCGTTGTCGTAATTAACGTAAAGCTCCGCCTGCACCGTTCCATAATGCGTAACTTGATCCGGTTTCAAGACATAAAAAATAACGCCCCCTAGCGCGTCTTGAACTTCTGTATTAACGTAGAACTTGCTTCCGTCTGCAAATCGCATGAACAACTTCCCGTGAGTCGCTTGACTGATCGGCAGCGGAATGCCATCTTTCGTTAAGCTGAACGTTAGTTTTGCCGTATCGATGTCCTGCGTACTAAATTGAATATTTGCGGCAATACTTCGTTTAATTTGCGAATTTATACTGAAATGAATATCGGTATCTTTATAAATCATACGGAGACATCCCTCCTTTAAAATAGTTATCGCACGGATTAATTCAAATACCATTCAAAGTTTATCGGATACCAAGAGTTTTCATCCGGACTAGGGTGTCGTGTAGATAATATTTTAACTTTTCCGTTCGGTTGAATTTGGCAAGTAGCGTTGTATCCTCCCGATGTCGGGGTCGCAAAAGCTAATACTCTACTAGGAGACCAATCAGGATGATAACTTATATACTCCGTGTCCATTGTCGTTATACCTTTTAGTTCAGCTTCTAAACGTATTTTGTTGCCTATTCTCCTGATTCGTGGAGGGCGGTCTGGAACATAGGTATTTGCCCCGTTTAATAGCTCCACGGACATCCAACCTGTATCTTTGCGAGATTGGTTTGCGTTTACAGTCAATGGGTACCCTAGCATTCTATTATGCCGTACAAGAACGACATCTGCGTTATTCACTACCTGAACCGCAACTAAATCTCCTTTATACACGCAGCACGATTCATTTTCAAAGTGATAGTTGTGAATATTCGGGATAAAGTCAGGGAACTTTTTATTGATCGCACTAGCGAGTGAATCTTTTGTGTAAATATAGTAATTCAAAAGTTCGCCCACTAGATTGTACACAGATATAGCCGGTCTTCCGTAGCTTTTACCATGTGACATGAACAAGTATCCATTGTTTAGGGCTACACCTTGTATCTTCTCTATGTTAGGCATATAGTCTACGGGGAATTCAGTGTATAAGACAGGGCTGCCCGCCTTTATCGACTCCCAGGTGTACACATAAGCATGGATGCTATCTTGATTTACGGTTACTGAAACAAAGTAGTATCCATTAGCTGCATATTTGCTACTTACATTAGCTGCGATTAGTCCTGAGAGTTCTCCTTTATCATAATTGAAAATGTTATATCCGGGCGTTTTCGTGGCTTTGACGATAAAACATAATTCATCTTTTTCATTATAAAAAAACGACAAACCCTCAGTGTACGCGCCTGATTCTATTGGAATCGATTTTCTTTCTTTAAAATCACCTGTATCAAGATCGCGAATCTCAATTCTTAGTTCTGTTCCTTCATTTTCTTGCGAAGCAACATAGACTTCATTTGTTCGTTCATTAATATTTGCAGATTGCGGCCAGAATAAAGCTTCTTCCCGAGCTTTAAACGTAGTCATCGCCTCGACGTTATTTAAATAGCTTAAGGCGTCTTGTGAGTTAGTTATTAATTCAACCGTCCTGTACGCTTCTTCTAGTTGGGCAGTAATTTCTCCCTTATCTGCATCTAATCTTTCTTTCAATACTGGGTACACAAAACCATCATTATCTACACGCGCATCTACAACCTCTTTTATATTGGTCCCATCAGCATTAAGTACTAGGTTTCTTATTCGCGATTTCTCCACTTCGATTTCTTGAGCAACAGTTAATCCGCTACTATGGGATATTTGCGTAGACATGTGGGCTGCCCGGCCTTTAATATGAGAATTTAGTTCAGCGTATGATCCACTTATATCGTCTGCGATGTATTCTAAATTGTCATTATAGCTGTTTCTAAAATCTCGATCGAAAGCATTGCCTGCTTTTTTGTATGGGTAATTAGGCATCTGTCTCCTCCTTTATCCTTGTCCTCCGACTTCCTGTTCAAGCACTGTTAATCGATCTAAAATCGACTGCATGTCGACGTCGCCAGACACTGGCATCTTAATCCGTTTCAACTTTGCGAAGTCTGCCTTACTCATTAATCCGTCGTTAGTATCCGAAGCTAGCGCGACCAATACCTGACCGTCTGGACCGACTAGAATGTTCGCCAGTTTTACGAAATCAGACGAACTCATTAACCCATCCGAATTCGCCGACGCCAGTCCGTACTGCGGAATGTTTATCAACGTCGGATCGTACCCAGGATCGAATAAGGTGCCGCTGCCTATTTTGATTGATCCCTCTCGTATCTTGCCGGTCTGAGGATCGACAATTTTAGAAAGCGTCTTCTGCGACTTTTTAAAGGACGCGACTATACTCGGGGCCTTCCGGACAATACTTCCGAATGTGAATTTCGGAGATTTTAACGGATCAGAATAATCCTCGACCTCTACGACGCGTATCTGTACGTCAATATCTAACGGATCTAGGATGCACCAGACGTAATCTCCTAGCCGTATATCTTGAACACCGAGTTCAGAAAGCTCGACATATGTTAGCGTGATTGAAATATCGATCTGGTCATGAAGTGCTTTCTTCATTTGCGCAATCAACTGGTCCTTGTTCTTTTCCGTATACTTATCGTCGCGAACCGGGGCCGCGTGGCGAATCCCGTAAATGCTCGCTAGCGGACTCGTATATTCCGCTGTGACCGCGTAAGTTCCAGTTTTTTCGTCTTTTTTACCGAATCCTTTGATAAACGTTTTAAGTTGGCTTGTATCGATCTCTTTCGATGGATTGGCTGCGTTAAGTCTGTGCCGTATCTGGTGATCGGTGTATCTCGCAATCTGTTTCGCAATATAAATCGTTCGGCCAGCACAATCAAACTCCGCTCCAAACTCCGAGGCGACTGTCTTCAAAAGATCGAGCGAAAAGTTGTCGCCAAAATTCGAAACTTTGATTGTAGAAGGCAATCCAGTCTTATCAACTTTGTAATTGTATCCGGTCCCTTTCAGTGCGATATTTAGAGCTTCTTCGATCGTATATTCCTTTTCTTTCTCTTCGACTTCGTAAATATAGACGTCAGCAAGATCGATAAACATGCGATGGATGCCCTTCACTTTCACCGCTCGGACGGAAGCATTTATTGGACGGATGACATATTCTTCTCCTTCGTAGATCAAAAAATTCTCCGGCTGAACCAAAGGAAATGAATGTTCGTTAGTCTCATGCTTAATGACGGTAACATCGATATACTTTTCACTGTTTAGACCGCGCTTTCTTGTCACGTCATACTTAGTGAGCGCTTCCTCTTGCCCGAGAATGCTGCGAACATATAATTCTTTCAAAAATACCACCTCAAGATGCGTAGTAAAAACGGAAATTAAAAGACACTTCGAAGCTCCCGGACGTTCCGCTCAACTTGAAGTGATTCCATCCCGGAGCAAGTGTTATAAACTTCCGATTCGTATTCCCGAATATACTAATATTGTTTTTAGTAGCTCGAACCCGATTGAGAACGATTGTGTCTCCCGACGACGTTGTCCCACTGTATTTCCACACATCCCCCGTTGTCTGATTCGTGATAGTTAGATTAGAAGACCCACCTTTATACGCTATGATCAGCGGCATCTCGATCGGATCTATCGGGATATCTCCTGCGTTATAGATTGAGAACGACGCAGTCTTGTGTGTATATGACGGGACGGTATCGGTGAGTCCTTCTCCCAAAAGCCACCTATCCGCGTCAAACGTGAACGGATCAAGTGTCGTGCCGAGAGATTCCGCGAATCCGTCCGCACAGTCAAACTGAATATTAAAGTCTCCTGTTGTTCCGATACGGTCAACGTCAAAAGACGAGCTTACTTCGACCTTCCATCGCTTGTAAGGCTCCGATTCAGTGATGATGTAGAATTGCGACTGCTTGTAAAGAGCTGCTACTATTTTGTTTCGCAACAGGAAAAAGTCGTCAGTATCTTCGGCAAACAGGCGGCATTCTGCTTTGATCGACCGTATTCCGAAATCTTTTCCCGTCCTGATGCTGCCGTTTGTCCCTTCGATTTTTTCGTAATAAATGTTAGGAGACGGCGCACCCGGAACAAAGCTTCGAACTAAAACAGAAAGGTCCCTCGCCATATCGACGGTGGACCCGTTATCGTAAACGATCTTAAAATTGCTGTCTGTTATCGGAATTTTTTCCACGCAACCACCTCCCGCCATTAATTATTAAACGCGCTCAAGACGCCTATTTCTTCGGCTTGCTGACGGCTCACATACGGCTCCACCAAGCGCCCGACAACCTCGTCATTCATCACGATCACTTTTCCGTCACTGTTGCGGATGGCTCTTTCGATAGACGTGAGCGCCCCCAATACTTCCGGTGAAGCTCCGACCTGGCTTCCAACTGCTGCCGTATGGCCCGCGTCAATCATCCGCATTAAATTCGCCTGCTGTGCTTCCGTTAGGACCATTTCGTTCCGCAATGCCCGGATGTCTACTTCGTGGCTCATCGGAGCATTTTCGAACTTAGACGCAAGGCCTCCGGTATGGAGCTTATTGATCTGCCCGCGGCCGACGATGCCGCCGATATGATACGGAGTTTCACGTCCGCCCTTACCGTGCGTCTTCTTGAATGTCGACGCACTCTCTTCGATTTCAGATCCGTCCGCGCTGTAGGTGACGTGGATCTTTTTATTGATCCTTCGCGCCAGCTTAGCGTTCATGTTTTCAGCTTCGTTTGTAATCTCCTGGACCTTCGACTTTGCCGCCTGAAGCTGCGCGATTTCTTTATCGATCGCTTTAACTGAATCACGATACTCCTTCGTCTTTTTGTCCGCAGCAGTCGTGTTGTTTTCGAGATTGGCTTTCGCATCTTTAAGTTTGGCGATTTCCCTATTGAGAACGTTGACGCCTTCGCCTTTTTTCGCGTTCAAACCTACCTGACGGAGTTCGAGGTCGACCATCTTTTGTTTGATGGTATCCAACTTTCCAAGCTCTTCGTTAACTTTATTTAACTCAGTATTCTTAGCGCTGATTTTCCCGTAAATCGTATCTAACTGCCCGCGGAGGGTGGCCAATGTCCCTTTTTGAACGCCGAGAACGGTTTCTTGGGAGGCAACTTCTTTCTGATTTCCGTCTAATTTAGCTTGAGTAATCTTCTGCTCAGTTGACTCTATGATGTCCAATTGAGCTTTGACATCAGCCTCCAGTTTCTGCCGCTCTTTTGTGAGTCCGTTGATTTCTTTTTGAATATTTCTCTGCTTTTCTAAGTTCTTATCGTAGTTTTTCTCTGCAAGGTTTTTCTGTTTCTCAAGCTCTAATCGGAGTTCTTCGGCTTTTTCCGCGTTCAACGCTTTTAGAGCATTTGTATTCTTGGCGACTGCATTTCCCTGAGAGCTGATTGCCGCCTCTGTATCCGGTGACTTTTTAATTACCTCATCGTTCAGCTTTAAAAACCGATCAAATTCGTTATTTGTTAAACCGGAATTTTTCTTGAGGCCCGCTTGCTCATCTTTAAGTCTCTTAATAACATCCGAATCTGTCTCGGTCTTTAATTGATCATTTATGTCAAGATAGCGAGCAAATTCATCTGCAGTCAATTTCGTCTTGTTTTTAAGTTTGTCGAACTCCGACGCTAGGCTTTCGATCGATTCGATCTCTTTTTGTTTGGTTTCTGCTGCCTCTAAGCTGACAGTATTCATAGCGTCATATCCCTCTACAACACCAACCAACAAGCCGCCGATAATCGATAGCCCAGCTATGACCCAACCGGCAGGCCCCATTGAGACGAAAAGGCCTTTTAACGCAACACCGAGCTTAACGGCTGAAGCCGCGACAAGTGCAATCGCCGCCGCTGTCCCCGCCATTTCGAGTCCTGTCGTGATAATTCCCGGATTCAACTTGTTAAGGAAATCGAGTATTTTCGTTCCCTCGTCTACAATTTTTCGGAAAGTAGGCAAAAACTCATTACCGATCTTGATGCCGAGCCCGTCGAGCGCACTCTTAAACTTTTCGAAGGAGCCTTTCAGGTTATCCATTTGCGTCTTGGCTACGCGATCAGCCGTCCCGCCAGCGTTCTTTAGTGCGTTAGAATAATCACGCAGACCTTTTTCGCCAACACCAAGCAACGTTACAAATCCGGACGCCGCTTCTGTTCCGACGAGTTGTGCCGCTGTTGCCGTCTTCTGAGCATCGGACATCCCTTCGAGATTCTTCGAAATATATCCGATCAGTTCCGGCAGCGACTTGAGGTTTCCGTTTGCGTCTTCCAGTTCGAGATTGTACTTTTTGACCGCCTTCGCCGTCTGCCCTACCGGATTTGACAAGTGTAATAGCGTCGCCCTCAGCGCCGTACCCGCCATCGATCCCTGAATACCGGCGTCTGACATTTTCGCGACAGCTGCGGCCGTATCTTCTATCGAATAACCTAGTCCGTTTGCAACCGGGGCCACGTATTTCATGGCGTCGCCCAATTGGCCGAGGTCCGTATTCGCCGTCGTCATCGCTTTAACAAGCACATCGACCGCATGTCCGGACTC